ATTGGCTCGCGTAGCTGGGTTAGCTGGAGATGCCACATTAAATGGTGACTTTGCGCTTACCGTTGCTAGTGTTGATACGTTGACGTATTCAGTGCCTGGGTTGACTACTATTACCACAACAACTGGAACCTTATCAGGAACACCTATCAACGATGCTGCCAACGTCAACGTCAGAGCATCTTGCTTGTTCAGTGATCCAAACACAGGGAATGCAGAGAGCATTGTGCTGGCGTTGGACACAAAGGCAATCTTGGTGGATCTGGATGGCTATACTACGCAGGATATTGAATATCCAGAAGGTCAGTCCTTAACGGGAGACACAGAGATGATACAAGCGTTTGATCGTGTGTATCTGTTCCGTGGTGGATTCCAAGGATTTGAGTGGTTCCCTAATGGTCGTCAGATTGAGAGCGCAAGTCAGGCAGGGACAACTACTGTGACTATGCGTGTAAATGACCACGGATTAACCGTAGGAGATAGCATCGTAGTCAGTGGACTTACTGGCGGCACTGAGCCGAATGGAACATTCGTAGTAGCGTCAGTTACAAGCAAAGATACGTTCACCTACATCTTCACCACTTCACAGACGCAAACCTTTACGGTTACGAATGGCGTGTTGAAGGCGGGGTTTACGCTTGTTCCTGGAGGAACTTACACGCAACCGCAGATATTTACTACTGTTGGAAATGATGGATTAGTATCTGGTGGCGTAGTAAGCCTCACAGTTACAGGAAATACAACGATTATAGCAGGAGATACCATTGTCATCTACGAGACTACCGTCCCTGAGTTCAGTGCTATCTCTGGTAAGTCTTTTGAGGTGCTTAGTGCTACCACTACCAATATCTCCTTTATTGCCCCTGTGGCTGATTTAGCTTCACTTGGCGGTGGATTACAAGTTGAGTTCGGTGGACGCTTCAGCGAAGGTCTAGGATTCATCCATCAACCTGCTCCGCCATGGGGTGTTTACTTCCAGCGTAGATTATGGGTGCCATTTTACTACGCTCCAAGTGGAACGTATAATTCACCCGTCTATACAGATAGAAATATCACCGACGAGATTGCTGTGTCGGACATTTTAGATAGCCATACGTTTGACCAGATTGCCAATCAGTTCCGAATTACTGGCGGCACGGCAGATTACCTTGTGGCAATGCAGGGATTTTACGACGACAAGCTAGTTGTCCTTAATCGCAATAGCTTGCACCTTATCAGCGGCACTACTGGGAGCTTAAATGACACCCGTGTGACTGCGCTAACTAACGAAGTTGGGTGCTTAGCTAAAAAAAGCGTTGTTATGAAAGGCAATGCTATGTTTTTCCTTTCGGATGAAGGTGTGTATGCTGTTGAGTTCTTAAATGACTACAACCTTCGCGGTGCAGATGAGCCTATTTCTAAAAACATCCAGCCGTATATTGACAGAATCAACAAGAATCTAGCTGCTGAGGCGGTTGGAACTCTGTTCAATAACCGATATTACCTTGCTGTAGCCTTAGATTCCATTGCAGGAGCTAACGATGCTATTGGAAACAACACGATCTTGATCTTCAACTTCCTAAACAAAGGATGGGAGTCTATAGATACGTTCGGTGCTGGTGATTTTATCATCAAAAACCTAATTATTGGCAGCGCATCCGAGCGAAACAGCATTTATGCCGTGACATCCCTGGGTGGAGTGCATGAATTAGAGGTGAGAGAGATATCTAACGATAGCTTAGTGTCTGCTGGCGAAGTAACCGACTTCCCAATTCAGTCATCTTTGACAACTAGAGGCTATGCGCTGGGCAATCTTGACCGTAAACGCTTCACAGATGGGCAAATCACCATGCAATGTGTCGATGGTGGTCTAGGCGAGTATGATATTTCCTTCGCAGCAGAAGATCCAGACAACAATCAGAGCATCGGAACGACAACTATGTTTCTTGATGGCGTAGTGCTTGGCACAGGATCTACCAACGAGGACGAGACTGGCAACATTCGCTTCCGTCTTGGAGGTATCAGAGGCTATCTGGGAACGCTAACCTTGACACGGACAATCGGTTCCCCTAAAATCACGTCTATAAAAGTTACAGGCTCTGTGACAAACCGACAAATCATCTCACAAAAATAATATGGGAGTAGTAAATACAACGCACACTTTTGCAAACAACGAGGTTATTACCAGCACGTTGATGAACAATATCATCGACCAGACTGAATTTATTTCTTCTGCATTAGCCAATGGAACCCTTGCATTAAACGGTTCGGGTCAAATTAAAGTGGCAACATCTGGGATCACATCAAATGAGATGGGTGTTGATGCGGTTACTGCTAACGCTATTGCGGCTGGAGTTATTACCAATGTGAAGATTGGCGCAACTGCTGCAATCTCGCTGTCCAAGCTAGCATCGGAGGCATTACCAGTAGGGATTACTGTGGCAACTGCCAACATCCTTGATGCTAACGTGACTACTGCCAAGATTCTGGATGCCAATGTGACAGCACCTAAGCTCAGTGGAGCGCAGACTGGCACTGCTCCAGTTTACGGCGTGAGAGCATGGGCTAATTTTGATGCAACTGCAAATGCAGACCTTGCTGGAACATTCTCTAGATCTGGAACAACTGTTACGGTTACAGTAACTGGACATGGATTGATTGCTGGAAACCTTGTTTTTATTGATTTCACTGTCGGAACTGGAACAGTTGCTCCAGATGGACTTTATCAAGTAGCTACAGTTACCGATGCAAACATCTTCACAGTAACAAGTGCAGCGTCTGCAACTGGAACTGGAACAGTAACATTATTGAGGAAGGAAATTAAATCTAGTGGCAATATCTCATGCGTTTCCGCTGCTGCCCCTAGTCCAGTTATTCCTCCATCAACAAGCGATTCACCAGCAGACGGTTACTATGTTGCCAATTTCTCTGTGGCTCTGCCAAATGCAAACTTTTCCGTGCTAGGAACTTGTAGTGAGGCTAAAGCTTTTGCAACAACTTCTGGTAATGACATTCTATCTGGCTCTCCATACAACGCACAATGCGCACGAATCTTGACCGTCAATACGTCTAGCACTGCGATTGATGCTGAGTGCAATAGCGTAGCAATCATTGGATGAATCCACACCTCACCATAGTTCTTAACCTTTATGAATCAAACAACATCGACATTCAAAGCCTTATTGGTTGGCATTTGTGTCATGGCATTGTTGTTTCTACTCCATATGCTTTCGCTATGGGATTCCACGCCAGCAGCAAGAATCTTGAAGAAGCTGTTACGTTTGAAGAATCGGATACACTTTACGTTACTATGTGTTGTGGAAACATGTTGGATGCGCTTAAACCTTTTAAAAACAAATACAAATACATCGCTTTTCGGCGCGACTTCAAACAATCAAGTCGCAATCGCTTGTTGAGCATGAAAGCCTTTTACTCTAAACTACGATAAATTATGGGATTAATACCAGGAATTGCGGGATCAACGCCAAAAGTCAAAGCTCCAAAAATGGATATTGCTAAAGACATTAGCAGTTACGTTTCAGGAATGTCAGAATCTTTGCCGCAAATTTTCTCGCAAGAGCAACAATTCCGTCCACAATTCCAAGGATTAAACCTTGGCGACATCCAATCATTTTTGACTGGCGCAGGTGGACAACAAGGAATCTTTGGTCTTAGCAATCAAGCAGCACAACAAGCTGGTATGGGGCTAGGTGAAGCTCGCCAAGCAGAACTAGGTCAGATGACTGGACAAGCAGGATTGACCCGTGGGTTAATGCAAGCGTTGTCTCCAGAACAAGCTGGCGTGGTGCAGAACTTCAATACTGAAGCACAACGGGCATTAGCAGCGTCTCAGATGATTAGCCCACAAGAACAGCGCGGATACCAGCAAACAGCCCGTGAAGGGGCAGCAGCAGCTGGGAGACTAGGCGGCAATGCAGCTATCGCTTCTGAAGTTATGGGGCGTGAAGATGTATTTGCTCGCAAGCGCGCCGAGGCAGCACAAGCAGGGCAGAATGCCTACAATGTTGCACAAGGATTCTACACTCAACCAGGTCTTAGCTTGCTTAGCAATGCGCCATTGTCTTACCAACAAGGTCAACAATTTATCAACACTGGTCTTGGAGCAATTGGCTCAGGAACACCACAGTTGTTTGATACGTCTGTTGGGCTTAACCTTGGCGCAGCGCAACGGTCAAACCAATTGCAAGCTGCTGCCGCAAATGCGCAAGCAAAAGCTGCACAAAGCTCAGGAATCATGGGAGCATTGGGAAGCATTGGTGGAGCAGCTTTTGGTCAAGGCGGATTCTTCAATAAATAATTTCAAAACAATATGGCAGCTTACGGAAAAGGACAAATGCTAGGTTCAGGAATTAACCCTGAGTCATTCAAACTAGATTTCGGTGGATTCGCTGATGCCGCTAGGATGCAAGCGCAGGGTTTATCTAACCTTGGGCAGAGCATCGGAGGTGCTATTCAGAACTATAATGAAGTCAAGCAAGAGCGCAAGAAGATTGACGCTGACACAAAAGCTAGTAGAGCTGGAATTGAGTCTGCAATAAAACTTGGCGACTCACTTGGCTTTGACGTTAAAAGCATGCTTTCTCCTGTCCTTGAAAAAATGGATGACCCTAACACAACTCCCATGGAGGCAGCGGCATTAGGACGTGAAGCATCAAGTCAAATTGCAAACGTGTTAAATCTTGGATTTAAATCTAAAGATCAAATAACTGAAAGAGCAAAGCTAATGCAGGATGCCGCATATAAAAATGCACAACTTAATATTTCTCAACAAAATGCTAATTCTAGAGCAGCAAGTGCAGCAGCAGCTGGAACATCTTCAGCTAAGATAGTTGATTTTGCTACTCCTGAAGGAGGAAGACAAGAGGGGCTTCTGAAAGGTGATGTTATTGTGCCTTTAAATATTTCTGGATTTGGACCATTAGATCAGACGCAATCATCTTTGACTAGTTTGCCAGATCCCCTTAAACCTTTTGCTAAAGACTTTGAGACTGCTGGAATAAAGTATGGTGTTGCTCCTGAAATACTAGCAGCTATTGCAATGCACGAAACTGGAAACGGAACATCATCTGCATTCATTAATAAGAATAACGCAATGGGTGTTTCTGATTCATCTGGTCCAGTTAAAATGAACAGTGTTGCAGAGTCTATTGACAAAATGGCTAGACTTCTTGGAAAAGGCATAAATGAAGGAACTGGACCATACGCAAATGTGAAATCTATTTCTGACATTGCAAATATTTACGCTCCTCCTGGAGCTGGCAATGATCCTAAAAATCTAAATCAATTCTGGACTCAAGGAGTCACTTCAAATATTGAGAAATTAATACAACCTAAGCAACCAGTAGCAAATACACCACAAGAAAGAGCTGGTTTTGTTGGAGGAGAAGAAGTGAAATTTTTAACCAATGAGCAAAAGAAAACATATGGTCTTGATGTTGATAAACCATTTGCTGCTAGATTTGTAGGTAATAGAATGATTACTACGCCAGAAGTTCCTCGCACAGCAGAAGAAACTGAAGATGCAGTAGCAAGAAATATTAGACTTAATGCTGAAGCAAAAGCATTTTATGACAAAGGAGATAGAGCTAGTGCGCTTAATACCTTAAGAGGATTAAAAGCAGAAGGATTTTTTGGCGGAGATCTCACAGATGAAGATTTAGATGAATACTTTAGACAAGTTAGTCCAGCATCTCCCGCGCCAACAACACCTGCGCCAGCAACACCTACGCCTGTAGTTCCTGTTGCCCCAGCAGCAAGAAGACCGATTAATGAAGTCATTCCGATTAAATAATAATCATGCCTAAATTTACAAAAGAAGAATTAGACGCAGCACGTCTTGAAGGATATACAGATCAAGAGATAATATCCCATGTTGCGCAAGGCGATAATGAAGTTCTAAACGCATTAGAGGAAGGATATTCCCTTAATGAGATTGCAGATTATTTCTCAAAAAACGCACCAGCCAAGAAGGAGGAAGCACCAGTCGCTGAAGATCCAAGTTTGGGGCGTATAGCCGCTGGTCTTGCTGCTGAAATTGCAGTAGCAGAAGGAGCTAAATATGCTGGTGCTGCTGCAGGCGCTGCAATAGGTGGATTTGCATCAGCCCCAACAGCAGGACTTGCATCGCCAATTACAGTTCCAGTTGGTGCTGCTATTGGATATGTTTCTGGCGCTTTGGGTGGCGGATGGACAGGTTCACTTCTCGCTCAAGAAATAGAAGGCGCAACTGAATACGATTATGGACGCGCTACAATTGATGCGGCTTTGAACTTGATACCTGGATTTAAGATTGGAAAAGCTGGGACTAAATTAGCAAAAGTTACTGGTGCAATTGCTAAAAGACCAATAACTACTGGCATGATTGTTGGTGGTGTAGCAAGTCCTGCCTACATGGCGGTACAAGAAGCGCAGGGTAAAAAGGATTACACTATTGATGACTACCTAAAAGGAGCAGGAACAAGCATGGCATTAGGGCTAGGACTTGGTGCAGCTGAAAAAGCAATAAGCAAAGGTGTCTTGAAAATAAGAAACAAGACTCCAAGCGAAATCAACAAGCTAATTGAAGCTGGAGATCCAACGACAATTCAACTTGTTGACTACCTTACAGCTGGCTTAACCCCAGCAGACGTAAAAATGGCTCCTTCTAAATTTAAAGGAAGCGTCAGTGATTTCATCAAGAGTTCAACAAGATCAACAACTGCTGCTCTTGCTCCATCTAGGGTTATTGGCGACGAAGCAACTACCTTAGCTAAGCAAGCAAAGTCAGCAGTAGAAGCAGCTGAAGGAACTGCCTCAAACATAGGCAAACAAATTGATTCTTATCTTGAAGCTAATCCACAATATCGTGACGATTCAATAGCATTTCTTGATGGAGAAGATCGTCCCAACTTGCCACCTGAGCTTTTAGAGAAACTTGTTTTTGGAAGAAACAGAATCAGAACAGAGCAGCAAAGGATGCTTGACCTTCACAATAGTGGAGCAAAACTACTTCCAGAAAACAAAGCAGAGATTATCGAGGAGAGTCTTAATAAAGGCGATTACTTAACTAGAGCTTATGAATTCTTCCAGAATCCAAACTACAAGCCATCAAAAGAAAAGTATGATGCTTTGAAAGCAAGCCTCACAACTGGTGAAGGCAAGATGACTGATGCGCAAGCTAACGAATATTTAGCTGAACTTCAGTTAAAAATGAAAAGCAATCCAACAGATTTTGCTAATTACATGAAGGGTCCTGGGACTCCAAATGTTTTGAAGCAAAGAAAGATTGTATCTAAGGAGCTTGAGGATTACTTAGGTTTAATTACCGAGCCTGGGCGACGAGTAGGAACTACCATGTCTGTGCTTAATCGGATCAATGAATACAATGAAGCTGATGCAAGAATAGCCAAGGTCTTGCTCGATTCTGGTGCAGCTGTAAGACCATCAGATCCAAGAGCTAACGTGCAAGGACTTCAACCCTTAAATCTTAAGCGTGGTGAATTTGAAATTGATGGAGAAAAACTACTTGTTGATCCATCTGTGCAGACAGCGTTAAATAAGATTTATGCTGGCGGAGTAGATGAAGTATCAAACTCTGTTGTCACCCGTGCAATAAAAGATATTTACGACACTTCTGTTTCTGCATTCAAATCCGCCAAGGTATTAGGTAATCTTTCATCTTACTTAATCCAAGTTCCTAGCAACATAGCAGGAACACTTGGTGCTGGAATGAATCCAATGCTTGGTCTTGGCAATGCTGTAAGAATGTCGCTTGGAACACTTAGCGGGACGAAAGTTGGCGGATTGCCAATAATTAAAAAGATGGCTAATGAAGCTCCGCCATTAACCTTGCAAAAGTTTGAGAACTTGGTAAAGCGAAGAATGATAACTGGCAATATTGTTTATGAGGATCTTAAAGCTGGATTGCAAGGTAAGCGTTTAGGAAAAGCCTTCCAGAAATTAACTGATACTCCTGGAAAAATTTACAGCTTGTTTGACAATATATTTAGAGTTGTCAATTATGAAAATAATATGAATGTCTTGAAAAAGATTATGCCAACTGCAACTGAGGAGCAGATTGAAGATATGGGGGCAAGGCTTACAACAAGAACCTACCCAAACTTTGAATCAGTAAGTCCAGAAGTCAAAGCTCTTTCAAGAGCGGGTGTAATGCCACAGTTTGTTACCTATAGCCTTGAGTTTGCAAGGACTCAATT